GAGTATTGACACCTGTTGAACCTTCCATGTAACTTCTCGCTTGAGGAGGACGCATGGAACTCAATCACTTCCCGATCAAGATTTCGGTCAACCGCGAGGCGCGGGTGGCCTGTGTCACGCAGATCGTCCCCAACGGGGAACCGCAGAAGCTTTTCATTCACGCCGATCAGGCTCTGGAGATTGCTGACTTCCTGAGCAAGGAGTTCAAGCGCAGGGGCAAAGGCGTACCTGAAGGGGCGGACGCAGACTTTGAGCGGTTCTGGTCTGCCTACCCTGTCAAGACATCCAAGGCTGGTGCGCTGTCCTCTTGGAAGCGCAGCCATGCCAACAAGCACGTTGAAAAGATCCTCGCCCATGTCGAAGCGATGAAGGCCAGCGACCAGTGGAAGCGCGGATTCATTCCGCATGCGACCACGTACCTGAACCAGCGTCGGTACGAGGACGAGCAGAAGCAGGCTGAGAACCCTTGGGACAATGCAATATGAAATTCCAAAAGGTCGCGCTCACGTACGATCAGTACAAGATCCTGCTTGACCGCAAGCAAAAGGCGAATGGCCGAAGCGTGAAGTACCGCGACTTGATCAAGCAGTGGGGTGTTCCGCACTACCACCTATCAACCGCCGTGTACCGCGGCATCAAGCAATACGACTACAGGATTTGGAAGGAGGAGCAACCGAAATGAAACTCTACGACGTACCGCGAAACAGCCGGATCTCTTTGGTCACAGGCAAGGAACTAAACTTCAAGCGCATCGACGGCATGTATTCGTACTGCACCGACGATGAGGGCAACGTTTGGCACATTCCCGCAACGACTGAGGTGTTGTTGCTGCCAAAACAGGAGCAACCGCGATGACCGAATTACAGCTAGGCGACATTGTGCAGATCAATCCGTCGGTGGATGGGTTTGGCGGGTGTCTGGCAGTGGTAAACGAAATAAAGAGCGATGACCGTCTTATGGTGTATGTGCAAAACGCAGGGCAACAGGGCCAAGCGTATATCTACTTGAACAAGGACAAGTACGAACCAACAGGTGGCCGTGCTGTATGGGTGGTGTCATGACCCGCGACGACATCATCCGCATGTCGCAGGAAGCGGGATTTGAAATTGAGAAAACGCTTTACGGGCCTGTCCCTTGTGTCGATGGTCGCGGCATCGACGACCGTCTTGAACGCTTCGCCGCCCTCGTTGCCGCCCATGAGCGCGAGGCGTGTGCGAGGGTGTGTGAGGCGCGGCACATGGGCGACAACAACCGGGAAGATGCAGAGGCGAGGCGTTGCGCCGCCGCGATTCGGGCGAGGGGTGGGTGAATGAAACTCCCGCAGAACGCAGATCGAATCCTGAGTGTGCGCATGAAGGGCTTGATATACAACGACACGCTTATCGTTTCGTTCTACGACAAGCCGCGCATCTCGTACGACCCGGTGGTGTACGCGAGGCCGGAGGAGACATACGACTGGCGCTTTGCTGCTCGCATGACAACGTGCATCGTTTGCCCGATTGGCATGTCGAGTTTCGAGCGCCATGCAATTGAACTACTCAAGCATGTTGCTAGGCCTCTGCTTTACTATCACCCGGATGCTGAGCAGGGCGGCTCGCTGTACTACTTCCCGACAGCGGATTCCATCGATGCATGGGTACAGGGGAAGATAGCCAAGACTCAATGGAAGTGGGCCTTGGACAACGAGTACTGGATGGATTTCCAAAACAATCAATTCCAAAAATTCTTATCGGAAGTCGCCTGTGAAACTGATCCCAGATACCATTAACTTCAAAGAGTACCTAGACTACGCTGAAGGCAGCGAGAAGGTAGTCCCTGCTTCAAAGTTCCTTGATGCAGTCATCGACCGGATACACGGCGAGAGCGCGAACAACTCTCCCGTCACGCCGTGGCAGCGCATCGGAGACAACTTTCAGATGCGCCCCGGCGAGGTCACTCTGTGGGCCGGCATCAATGGACACGGCAAGACCTTGGTGACCAGTCAGGTCGCGCTGCATCTTATGGTGCAGAACAAGAAGGTCTGCATCGCGTCATTCGAGATGAAGGCTGAGGCCACGATGGCTCGCATGGTCAAGCAGTCTGCCGCGAGTGGGCTGCCTCAGCACGAATACATCAAGCGGTTCCATCTGTGGACTGACAACCTGCTGTGGATCTACGACCAGCAGGGCATCGTCGATCCGGACACTCTGCGCGGCGTCATGCTGTATGCGCGGAACAAGCTTGGCATCGAACACTTCTTCATCGACTCAATGATGAAGGTCGTGCGCGGCGACGATGACTACAACGGGCAAAAGGATTTCGTGAACAGCGTGTGCGCGATCGCTCAGGACACCGGCATGCATGTGCATCTGATCGCCCACGTACGCAAGCGAGAAGACGAGTTCAGCATGCCGAACAAGTTCGACGTGAAGGGCAGCGGCTCGATCACCGACTTGGTCGACAACGTCTGCATTGTGTGGCGCAACCGCTCGAAGGAGCGGAAGTTGATGGACAAACAACTGTCCGCTGTTGAAATGGAGGAGACGAAGAAGTTGCCGGACTGTGTACTGCAGTGGGGCAAGCAGCGTCACTTCGAGTGGGAGGGAAAGGCTGCACTGTGGCTGACTCAGGGGGCACAGAGTTTCGCTGACCAGCAGGGCGCATCGCCGTATCGATGGGAGCCGCCTGCTCGCGTCAAACCAATGCCGTCACTGATCGTTGAGGATCTTGGCGATGAAGTATTCGACTGAGCAGGTCGCGGCGCTGAAGGCCGCAAGACAGAACAACCCGGACATCGCTGAGTTTACCGACGCAGTAAGGCATGTATTCCCGTCGGCAAAACTTGCGCGTCTTGAGTCGGCTGAGATTACAGTCGGCGAAGTGTGGCCTGAAGGCGTATCAGGTGCGGAGTATCGCGCCGGGTTCTACATCGAAGAGCCGAAGGTGAAGAAGGGCAAGAAGCCAACAGCGAAACAGTTGGTGAGGCAGTCGACAAGATACAAGTGAGGAGGATTTATGGACGAGACTCAGATTGTGTTTCATGGGGAGATCATGCTGCTTGGCTGGGCAGACAGCAGCACACGGGGCAGGACGGTGACGTTCCTGCTGGCTGAGGATTCAGACTCGCACCCGTTCAAAGACTTCACGATTAAGTCTGGCAAGCGATCGGGCCAGCGCTTCATGTGCGCACTGGCAGAGATCGGCGATGACGAGCAGCCAGTCAAACAAGAACAGCGCAACTCACAGTTGGCGTACCTGTGGTGCAACGACCCGGACTTCTTGTTCTGGGCCAAGGCCAGCGATGCAGGCGAGGCTCGCGAGCGAATGCTCAAAGCCTGCGGAGTGAACAGTCGCGGACAGTTGGACACAGGCGATGCGGCTGTTGCCTTCGAGCAGAAGATCAAGACGCCGTACATCAAGTGGCGCAGCGAGAAGAATGCTATCTCGTTATGACCTACCGGAACAGAAGGCTGCTCGATGTAGCGCGTCACGCCACAGAGTGCATGATGTGCGACAGACACAACTGCGGAACAGTTGTCGCGGCGCACAGCAACCAGCAGCGTGATGGCAAGGGCATTGGGCACAAGGCTGCCGATTACCGTGTCGCGTTCTTGTGCTACGACTGCCACATGGAAATCGACCAGCGCAATCGCATGACGAGGACTGAAAAGCTTGAGCAGTGGGAGGCCGCGCATCGGAAGACGATCGGATGGCTGTTCGACAACGGGTATCTGGACGTGAAGCGTGAGTAGAAAGTTGTGCCCGATATGTGGGATGGAGAACAACGGCGGCGTTGCTCATGCATACCACAATCTTCAAAAGCGCAGAGGCATAGACATAGATACAGTGTTCGTCGATCACCACTCGTCAGTCAGGGTGGCAATGAATGTAGCCAACGCAATGATTGATGGTTTGGCTGAATACGAGAGGAGGAAGCGAGATGGGAAAGAGGCAACGCCAACGAGGCGCAGAGACAGAGCGCGAGGTCGCAAATTTCCTAAGCGAACAGTTGGGGATGGAGATCAAGCGCAAACTGGGGCAGGCGAGGGATTCGGGGGAAGATATAAGCGTCTATCCCTACCGCATCGAGGTGAAGCGAAGAAAGAAACTGGCGGTGACTGAGTTCATCGAGCAGTGCGAGACCGGTGTGCAGCCGGGTGAGATTCCGATCGTGATCATGCGTGTCGATGGAGACACTCGACCGCTGGTCATGCTGAGACTTGAGCATTTCATTGAAACCATGAAAGATAAAATACAACGAGGTGTTCCATGATTACTCTGTACGGATTCGACAACGCGATAGTCGGCACGGCATCCGCATGTGCTGCAGAAGGCCATGTGCATCGAGCAATCTACGACGGCAGCAAGATCGTTGAGATCCTGATGGACAGCAGCAGGATGTCCCGCGAGGAGGCGGAGGAGTACATCAGTTACAACATCATCGGACTTTGTGTTGGCGATGACGCGCCTCTCGTGATGTGGCCGAAGCCCGACGACACTTTGGTCATTGAGTTCATCGAGGAACTATCCAATGCCAAGTAACGAGCGCATCGGCACCGCGCTGAATTCCAAAAACCTGAAGAGCGACGAGACGCACTTCGATGCCGATCTCGTTGCCGCACTGGCGCATGCCTC